GTGCTGGCGAGGCGGGCAACGAGCATCCAGTAGTGGCTATCGGCGGCGTCGGCGAGCTTGGTGAGGGATCGGCACTTGGCGCCTTCGCCCCCGGCGCAATCCTTGACCGTGGCCTCCTTGGCCTTGCGGGCATCGTTCTTGGCTTCGGCAATATCCGCCTCCAAGCGCTTGCGCTGCTCGTTGAGATTGAGGGTGGCGAGTACCTTGGGAATGCCGACCTCGACGTTTCTCGAGGCCGATACCGTCACACAGTAGAAGGTGCCAGCGCAGAATAGGACGGCAAGCCCGACACATGGCAGGATATGCCACGCCCGAGCCTGCCGCCAGAACATATGCCCTGACGCAATGGTGCCGATCAGGACCAAGAATGTCATCATGTGGTCTGGAGTGATGTCGCCCATCCCCCGAACGTCCCAGAATATGGACGTTGCGGTGCCGAGGGCGAAGATACAACCCAGGGCGATCGAGCCCCAGGAGCGGATTGAGGTGGTAGGCACGGCGGGGTTCTCCTTTCTCTAAAAGCCCTGTCCGCTCGTGCTTCTGCCATGAACTCGACAACCAGGATGACGACGGCAGCGTAAGCGATCGTCACGAATGCGCATCCCAGTGCAGTTAGCAGCGGCATTTGACTACTCCCGTTGATGGTTTTGGGGCGGGACGCAGAACCTAGCCGCCGTCAGACGTTGTCGCACAACGTAGCACGCAAGTCAACCCCTTGTCATTCAGTGTCGCACGTAGTATACACAAGGCATGCGCACCAAGCACCATGCCGACAAGCGGTCTGATCCAATCTCGGTAAGGCTGCCACTCGATTTGCTCGCCAGCGTTCAAGAGGTGGCAGCAAGTCAATCTCGCAATATGAGCAATGTTGTCGAGATCGCGCTACGGCAGTGGGTAG